AAGTTGCCCTGAAGGCAGCAGTTGAGTACGCTTGTGCAGCAGCTCACGATGTGAACACCATCTTGGCGAACGCAGAGACCTTTAACAAGTGGATGTCTGGTCAATCAGCAGCACCAGCTTCACACACTGAACACTTCGCTACACGCAACGAATCGCCTTTCTGATTGGTTTCTCTGGCATCGTTGTGATAAGGCCTCCTTCGGGAGGCTTTTTTATTTGAAATACTTTTCTATATTTGTTCCAACCAATCAGAATATGAAACATCCAGACCTACTACCAAACGAAGATTCGCTTCCATACCTTCAGCGTGCGCTGAAAGGCAAGTACTACGACACAGGCAAGCTCGGTGTTTGGGAACTTGACCAATACCTACGCCTAAAAGATGGCGAGTTTGTCGTAGTGGTAGGCCACGCCAACGTGGGCAAGACCCACACCTTGATGTACCTAATGCTCCTTCAGTCGTACAACTTCGGCAAGAAGTGGCTCATCTACTCATCCGAGAACGAGGTGCATTCGCTTAAGCGCAAGCTCATTGAGTTCCTTGCGTGCAAACCTATTCAGGGTATTGACGAGCTGACGATGCACCGCAAGCTCGACTTCGTAAATGAGTACTTTCAATTCATAGACGGCAACAGGCTATTGAGCGCATACGAACTCTTGGACATTATGGAGTCCATCAAGAACGAATGGGACTACACGGGTGCATTGATTGACCCGTACAACTCACTCACGACCGACCAAAAGAAGTTGGGCAAGACAGGGATGCACGAATACCATTACGAGGTGGCCTCAGCGTTCCGCATCTTCTCGCACAAGAACAACGTCACTTTGATTGTAAACGCTCACCCTGTGACCGAAGCAATGCGAAAGGTCTACTACAAGGGACATCCATACGAAGGGATGCCAATGCCTCCAAATACAAGCGATATTGAAGGAGGGGGCAAGTGGGGCAACCGTAGCGACTGTGTTTGCGTGATACATCGTTTTGCGAGCCATCCTGAAGATTGGATTTACACTCACATCCACGTGCGTAAGGTCAAGGAGATGGAAACGGGAGGTCGTGTTACGCCATTGGAAACACCCCTTGTACTTCAGTCCATAATTGGTAATGTTGGATTCAAGATGAATGGGCGTAACTTGCTCGGTATTAAAGAAGACGAAACCCCCTCTGCCGATGTACCCTTCTGAAGAACTACACGACCTATACATTCGGGAGAAGCAGCTGATGCTTTCGGGTACGGCTATTTGGTTAGCACATCAAGCAGCAGACAAGAGCAAAGGCCGAGAGGTACAGGATGAGATGCTCGACCACGTAATGAATTGCCACCACGCAGACCAATTGCTTCAGCAGTTCATTGACTACCGACAATTTGCCAATAGCAAACTCAACGAGGTGATGCTTGCCAACGCAAGGCTCCGCATCAATAGCGAGGAGATGATACTTGAGATAGAGCGTTTGCAACGCATAATCGAGGACAACCTATGAAGCAGATACTCTCACCATTTCATCAGTACGAGTGCTTTGAGGCAAAAGGCGAACAATACCTCGTACTTGACTACACGATTATCCAAGACAAAGAAGACAAACTTGTCGAGTGGTGCAGTACAATGAACATAAAGCGGCTCAAAGACCATACGCATTATAGCTTACCAATGAGCCACATTTTAGAAAAATACAAACAAAAAGAGCTTAAACCAATCAAGTGCAGATGAGAGCCTTTGAACTACAAAAGATTCAGCAGAACTATTCAATGTTTATGACTCGCTTGGGCCTGTCGGACACCGACACCCGCAAACGTGAGTACGTTTTAGCAAGAGGCGCATTCTGCAAAGCATACCGACAACACGCAAGCCTAATGGAGCTTGGACACGTTATAGACAAAGACCATAGCAGCATCGTACACGCCTGCAAAACACACGAGGCACGTATGTTGTACAAGGACTACCGATGGGCGTACAAGATTGCCTGTGACGTGCGTGATGACAATCCAATTGAGGCACTTGAGAATGTTGATTTGACTTCGCTCACAAACGAAATAAAACACCTCAACGATATGGTCACGGAGTTATCTAAATACAAAGAGTTATATTTAACCCTGAAAAAGACATTCGATGAATTTTGAAGTAAACATTTGGCCCATCACAGGTTTTCTCTTGGGTGTAAACTACGCCTCAACAACTGACCTTGATGGCGAAGACCTTCAGCACGAACTTCAGTTCGCCTTGTTTGTAATAATCTTTGAGATTAGTTGGAACTCCTGACAATACTTGCGAACCGCCATACCGATTGGATTCGGATGGCTCGAAGCTTTGGTGCAGACCAAGAGCTTGCGCAAGATATTGTCCAAGAAATGTACGTCCGCCTGTACAAGTACGTGGACGATGCCGAGAAAATAATGTACAACGAGAAGGAGGTCAACACCTTTTTTGTGTACGTTACCCTCCGCAATATGTACACAAGCCTGATGAAGGCAAAATCAAGAATTGAGTTTGTAGACGTTTCTACCCTTGAAGATGAACTTGTCTTTGAAGAGGCCAACGTAGAAGCAGAAATCGAACTACAAACCCTATACGAGGAGATATGGGAGACTGCCGATGATTGGCATTGGTATGATAAGAAAATCTTCCACCTATACCACAATACTGATATGAGCATTCGCACCCTTGCGGATGAAACTAAAATCTCAGCACGTTCAATTTTCAATACCCTAAAAAATGCAAGAGAACGAATCCAAACCGACTGCAACGAAACCTACAAAGCGTGGCAGGAAGCCAAGCGGCTTGGGTGACACCATTGAGCAAATCACAACCGCCACAGGCATCAAGGCTGCGGTAGATTGGTTCAGCGAAGCAACAGGCGTAGACTGCGGATGCGATGCCCGCAAGGAGAAGCTCAACAAGTTGTTCCGATACCGCAAGCCCGAATGCTTGACGCAACAGGAGTACGAGTTCATTGGCACTATGAAAGGCCGCAACGTGGTAAGCGCAGCGCAACAAACGGAACTGAATAAAATCTACAACCGAGTATTCAACGACAACGTGCAGCCTACAAGCTGCGGTTCTTGTATGCGTGGTAGGTTGCAAGAACTTGAGGCACTATACAACGCCTACTGATGTACGGAGCAAGAAAGTTCGTACAGGCCTCCTACGACCGCAATGATGACTGGGGCAAAGAAGTGCTTGTACGATGGCTTGAAATGCACGGAAGCAGGTTCAATATTATCGAGAAGGAGAAGGAGGACTACAAGGTCGACATCTTGGCTCTGGACACGAAGGCTGATAAGCTGGTGTCATTTGAGGTTGAGGTAAAGCACGGCTACCCGTTCACGGATGCTGAGTCCTTTAAGTTTGACACGGTGAGCTTCTTGGGCCGCAAGAAGAAATACGGTGACTTCTGGTATGTGATTGTGTGCGGTGAGACCGAAGCCCTGCTGCTGGCTCACTCGTTTGAAATCTACAAGGATGAATATCGTGAAATCAAAACAATAGCAACAAACGAGCGCAACGGCTTGGATGAGTTCTATCGTGTCCCTAAATCTAAATGTCTATTTTATGCCAATACCGAAACCAGAAAGTGGTGAGAAGCAATCCGAATACATCCAACGCTGCTTGGAGGCTATCGGAAGCGAGTACACCGACAAAGACCAAGCAGTAGCAGTTTGCTACACACAATGGAGAGAGGGCAAATAGCCCTCTTTTTTATGCAATGAATATCTGAATTGGTGCAAATGGCTGATTATCAAGAATTGCCTATTGTGCATTAAATCGGTATGATTACTTTTGGGTATACAAAAAACCAATCAGTATGTCACGCTTCAAAACCACCACGCACAAAATCAACGGCTTCGAGTTCCTTTTGACCTATATGGGCAAGGAAGTAGAAGGAGTTTGTAAGTGGTACATCCGCTCTAACGAGTTCAACTTGGAGGAGTACACAGATTCTCTTTGGGCTACTAAAGGCGAAGCACTTGAAGCAGCATACAACTCAACTCTCTAAAACCAATCACCGTGAAAAACACACTTACCTTCATCGCTCAATCCATCGCTGCTGCGGTAGTTGTATGGGCTTACCTATGGACTCTTGAAATCTTTGGACTATGAATTTTAACTATCAAGATTTGAAGTTTTGGCTTGAAGACAAGGACGTGCTTCCGCAAGCCTATTGGGATGCGTTAGAGGACTACGACCCCGACAACCTGAACTCTGACCAAGTGCTATCTAATTGGCTCGGCTATGACCACGTACAGGACTTCTACTCCTACGAGATGGACATCACCTACCACGAGGAGCAATCGGATGTTGATGGTTACATTATGACCACCGCCTACCCGACCTCATCTATCCACAACCCACCACCCGCACTTGACTCGCAGATTTACTATGCGTACATCAATTGGGCAACAAACGTAGCATCTGAAGAATGAAAACAATCGCCCAACTACTCCGAGAGTTCAAGTCGTTTGACATCCCTGAATCAATACTCAAAGACATTGAGCTAATTGAAGAAGTCAACCTTCGCAAGGCATACCGAGATGCATTAGTGCGAGTTCAGTTTGAAGAATGGTACGAGTCCAACTTCTACACAATGGAATGGCACGACATAACCTTTGGTAAGAAAAAATTTGATATCTTTAACAAAACCAATCAGAATGAAAATCATAGAACTACTTGACGGCAGCACTTGGGATATGGACACAGTCCTTGCCAAGATGCAGGATGACTCCTTCTACTACGGCAACCTTTCAAAGAATGCCCTATCATCATCGGCTTGCAAGCTGCTGCTGACCTCACCCAAAACCTACCACTACGTCACCAAGTACGGAAGCGAAGACTCTGATGCCTTTGCCGTAGGTCGCTTGGTCCACCTGATGGCTCTTGAGCCTCATAAGGTAGAGGAGTACGAGGTGATTGAGGTGCAAAGCAAGAATGCAAAGGCGTGGCAAGATGCGAAAGGAAAGCGCAACATCTGCACCCGCAAGGAGTACAACGAAGCCCAACGCATCGCAGATGCCCTGCTGCGTAACGAGAACGTATTAGGTCTAATTACGGGCTGCGAGTTTGAAGTACCAAAGATTGGTATGATAGGCGGCTTGCCGTTTAGGGCGAAGGCTGACATCTACGCTGATGGTTTCTTGGCTGACTTGAAAACAACAACCGACCTACGGGCATTCCCTTACTCGGCAAAGAAGTACGGCTACGATGTACAGGCGTTCATCTACACCCGACTCTTTGGTGTACCGATTGACAAGTTCTACTTCATCGCTATTGATAAGGCGAGTCTTGATATTGGCATCTACGGCATCAGCCCTGAATTTGTAGAGGAGGGAGAACGCAAGACAATGGAGGCCATTGAACTATACAAGCAGTTCTTCATCTTGGGTGAGGACTTGGACTCATATACGGTAGTCGGAACGCTTTAAACTATGGTCGGGTGCGGAGCGAGTAGCGCATTGAATGTTTTAGGCACGGGATTCTCCACCTATATGAATTTCAAAAAGGCAGGTGCAAGTCCTGCACCGACCACAAACCTTTAACAACAAATGAAAGCAACACTCGAATACAACCTACCCGATGAACAAGACGAGTTTGAGAAGGCCGTCAACGGAGGCAAGTACGCCTACATCATTTGGGAGCTTGACCACTTCTTGAGAGCCAATACCAAGTATGCTCCTGACTCAATGCCTGATGAGGTTCACAAAGCATATCAGGATACAAGAGACAAGCTGCATTCGCTACTAACCGAAAACGATTTATCGCTATGAGAGACCAATTTATGAGGATTGCAATGGCACGCCTACGCAAGACCTACCCCTTCAAACCCCAACGCAGGGCAGTTGCTGCGAAGATGTGGAGCGACTACCTTGAGCGCAAAGCGATGCAAGGATGGTTCAAATACCAAGAGTCGCAATGCCAAGCTCACGCACGACAACAGGAATGGGCTGAACAAGAAGAAGAACTCAACAAGCGAATGGATATCATTGGAAGAAATGGAAACACAGGAGAGGGGTATGAATAGACCTTTCGTGCTTGCCTTTCACAAGGTCAATTCAGGCGTTTCGTATCACCGAGTGTTCGCCCCTCTGATTTGTCATCAGGAGGCGGACATTATGTTTATAGAGAAAATCACGGACGTAGAGCCTGATATGTGGTCAAAGGTCACGCACATCTTCTCAAGTAGGGTATTCCCTGTTGAGCCGTTTGATGACTTCGTAAAGCTCTGCCGCAAGGAAGGAATCAAACTAATCGTTGATAACGATGATTGGTGGGTGCTACCCCCTACGCATCCACTTCTTGGGATGTATTCCGACAAGATGAAGGCTCGCATCATTCGTAGTATGAAAGCAGCAGACGAGGTATGGGTAACCAACAAGCACCTTGCATCAAAGGTGAAGAAGTACAACACCAACATCCGAATCATACCCAATGCCATCAGCGTCCCTACTTGGCAGATAGAGCGAGAGCCGAGCGAAAAAGTACGATTCGGCTACATCGGAGGCAATCACCATCAAATAGACATCAGAGAATCTAAAATTGACCTCACGGGCTACGAAGCCTACGTTGCCGACGTGGACAACTACCCGCAGTTAATGAACGCAGCATACACGCTTAAAACATTCCCACCAAGCGCATATCATCGCCTCTACAACTTCTTTGATGTTAGCCTTGTACCGCTTTCAACATCCGAGTTCGCAAAGTGCAAGTCACACCTGAAGATGCTTGAGGCAGGATTCAGCAAATGCGCCCTCATCGTAAGCAAGACGGAACCCTACCTGCCCTACATCACAAAGGACAACTGCATTGCCATCTCTCACCCATCTGAATGGGCAGGAGCAATCAAGAGACTAAACGACAACCCAAACCAAGTTGCTGATATAGCGGAATCGTTATACAACTATGTGCAGGACTACACTATGACCAAAATAAACGAACTCCGATGCTTTACATTGTAACCCCTTGCTCACGTCCTCAAAACCTCAAGAGGATAAAACAGTACATCCCACCCTACGCAACGTGGGTAGTGATGATGGACGCAAATTGCGACTTCAAGGAAGCAACAGGCGCAAACGTAACCCACTACTCCAAGCAGACGGGGCATTGGGGCCACCCACTACGCAACGAGTTCCTTGACCTGTACCAAGACCAATTCACGCAAGATGATTGGGTGTACTTCTTGGACGATGACAACATCCTGCATCCGAAGTTCATTGTGGAATGGAACAACATCAACTCACTTGACTCGTCCATTGTGACGTGGGGACAAGAAGGACGGCTTCGACCAACAGACCAACCGAAGGTTGGCAACATTGACACGGCTTGCTTTATGTTTAAGCCATACCATTTGCCTACCTTGCGCTTTGATATGACTTACGAGGCAGACGGTACCTTTGCACAAGCAGCAGCAAAGCAAGGCACCCTCATCTGCGTAGACCAATACCTCTGCTACTACAACGCACTCAAATGAAAACGACCTCGCAAATAGACGGGTGGTTCAACCACCAAGCAGCATACGACTACCTCCTTGCCAATATGCCCAAAGACGGAACCTTCGTTGAGTTGGGTGCTTGGCTCGGCAAGTCCTCATCCTACCTGTGCGACAAAGCAACAGGCCAAAACATAGTAATCGTTGACTCCTTCAAGGGAACGGCAGAATACTTGGACTCGTACTACAAGCTCGCAAAGACCAAAGACATCTACAACCTCTTTGTAGAGAATATGGGTGACCGCAAGTACACCGCCATCAAAGCAACATCCAAAGCAGCAGCACGCAAGTTCAAAGCCGAATCGTTAGACGTGGTATTCATAGACCTTGACCATTCATACGAAGCAGTCAAAGAGGATATCAAGCTATGGCTTCCCAAAGTAAAAAAGGGAGGCTACATAGCAGGAGACGACTATCACGAAAATTGGAAGGGAGTAATCCAAGCAGTAGACGAGCTACTTCCTCACGCCACCTTCATTGACGATTGTTGGATTTACCAAAAGTGAAAAACCACACAAAGGTCTACCTAAAGGGGATGGGCTACGACACCACCGATACATATTGCAACAAATGTAATAATATGTAGTTATTTAGGTATGGAGGAGATTTGGAAAGCCATACCTGAACTTGATGGCAAGTATGAGTGCAGTAATATGGGCAATGTACGCAGGGTAAATAAAGACCCAAGATGCGAGAAATACAAAATGCTTAAACTACAAAAAACAAAGGATGGGTATATTTCAGTCAACCCAACAACGTCCTTTCGTAAGAGAGTGCATCGTCTCGTTGCTGAATTGTTTATTGCAAATCCGAGCAACAAGCCATACGTCAACCATAAGAATTTAGATAAGAGAGACAATAGGGCATCAAACCTTGAGTGGGTAACCGCATCAGAGAACTCAATTCACGCTATGAATAATGGCAAGCTCGGAAGGATGACCTATACGATTGTAAGCAATGATGGTCTTCAGACATTTTTAACTGCTAAAGATTTAGCAAAGCACCTCAATGAATGCTATTCTTGCGTTGCCGCTAAAATTAGAAAGCAAGGATTCTACAAAAACTATAAGGCAATTGAAAAAACATACAAAAATTTATCTTGATGGAATGGGTTACGATGTAACCGACTTCATTTGCTGCGAGGTATGCCAATCAAAGGCCGTAGACATCCACCACATAGAGTCAAGAGGGATGGGCGGAAGCAAGCACGCTGATACCATAGAAAACCTGATGGCCCTGTGCCGTGAGTGCCACGTTGAATTCGGAGACAAGAAACATTACAAAGAGCTGCTCGTTGCAACCCACGCTATGCGTATGAGTAATCTGTGAGGTTATTTAGTTGATAAATACAATTTCATACAATGGCATTTGAAAAAGGAGTAAGCGGCAACCCTGCGGGCAAACCAAAGGGAGCAACAAACAAAACGACCAACAAGATTCGTGAGGCATTCCAAAACCTCATTGAAGCCAATCTTGAGAATATGACCATTTGGCTCACGCAAGTTGCAGCCGATGACCCGAAGGGTGCGCTTGACCTTCTGAACAAGATGGCGGAGTACACGACACCCAAGCTCGCAAGAGTCGAGAACTCACACGAGGTCTCTGATGAGCTAACCCAAATCAAGGTAGAGATTGTCCGTTCTGCAAGTCAAGACAAGTGAGTTGTTTGAGCGCAACTATACTGCGCCCACTCGCATAGTCGTAAATCAAGGCGGTAGCCGTTCAGGTAAGACCTACTCGCTTTTGCAGATGCTAATCATTATGGCAATGCAAGAGAAGGGCAAGGTGTACTCCATTGTGCGTAAGTCGCTACCCTCACTAAAGATGACTGCGTACAGGGACTTCTTTGAAATCCTACGCAACCTTGACCTGTACGATGAGGCCCGCCATAACAAGTCGGACTACACCTACACGCTCAATGGCAACCTCTTTGAGTTCATCAGCCTTGACCAACCTCAAAAGAAACGAGGAGCAAGACGTGACTACCTATTTTGCAATGAGGCAAACGAACTGTCTTGGGAGGACTTCTTTCAGCTCTTGGTTCGTACAACGGGCAAGATATGGATTGACTACAACCCGTCAGATGCGTTCCATTGGATTTACGATAGGCTCCTGACCCGTGATGATGTAACGTACATACAAAGTACCTACAGGGACAACCCCTTTCTTGACAAGTCCATTGTAGAGGAGATTGAGCGTCTCGCAACAACCGATGAGGACTATTGGCGCATCTACGGCTTGGGTGAGCGTGGTATGAGCCGTGCTACCATCTTTCAGTTCGGCAACGCAGAAGTCCCACAGGATGCAACGCTCTTCGCCTATGGGATGGACTTTGGCTACACCAACGACCCAACCGCACTTGTGGCGGTGTACAAAGCAGGAGACAACCTGTACCTTGATGAACTCATCTACCAAACGGGACTAACCAACCCCGACATCAGCAACCACCTCAAGTCCCTAAACCTTGACCGGAGGTCAGAGGTATTTGCTGACTCTGCTGAACCCAAATCCATTGAGGAGCTGCATCGTATGGGATGGAACGTAAAACCCACGCAGAAGGGCGCAGATAGCGTCATAGTGGGTATTGACGTGCTGAAGCGACACAAGATATTCGTAACACCACGAAGCAGCAACCTAATCAAGGAGATGCAGAACTACAAATGGATAGAAGACAAAAACTCCAACCTGCTTAATAAGCCCATCGATGCCTTCAATCACGCCATCGATGCGGTGCGCTACGCAACCTACAACAAGTTAAGCCGACCGAACTACGGGCGGTATGCTATACGCTAAATTCATAAGGTTATTTGTATATGGAACTAAAGGTAGTAGTACCCACCTCCCTGTCAGAGATTACTCTTGACCAATACCAACGCTTTGTGCGCTTGGAAGGTGACGAGGAATTTTTGACACATAAGATGCTTGAAATCTTTTGCGGTGTGCCTCTTTCTCAGTTGCCCAATGTAAAGTTCAAGAGCCTTGCAGGTGTGGTCAACCGCCTTAACGGGATGTTCAACGAGAAGCCATCACTCAAGCAAAAGTTCACCATTGGCAAACAGACCTTCGGGTTCGTGCCAAACCTTGAGGACATCACCTTTGGCGAGTACGTTGACTTGGACAACTATATGAGCAGCACCGCCGACCTGCACAAAACGATGGCGGTGTTGTACCGACCCGTCACCAACGAACTCGGCAAGCGTTACGACATTGAGCCGTATGAATCCGCAGAGAAGTATTGCGAGACAATGAAGCAGGCTCCGATGGATGTTGTATTAGGCGCAACACTTTTTTTTTATCGTTTAGGAAACGACTTGTTGAACGCTACGACACGCTCTTTGGAGAATCCGCAAACGAATACTCTGCTGAGTCGCAGTTTGGAAGAAAATGGGGATGGTATTCTTCGTTTTATCACCTCGCTAAAGGTGACGTCAGAGCCTTTGAAGAAGTTGGAAGATTGGGCGTTCACCAATGCCTCACCCTTCTCACGTTTGACAAAGAGAAAGCAGAAGTCGAAAGAAAGCAAATTGAAAAACTAAAGAAATGAGGCAGTTTTACGACATCACCCAAAAGCTCAAGGACACCCTTGAAGCGCATAGTCAAGTGAACGTGGTCACCACAGGAGACATCTTTGATATTGACCTGAACAAGCAGACCATATTCCCATTGAGCCATATCATCATCAACCAAGCATCATTCGAGGGACAGATAGTCCGTATGAATGTGAGCTTGCTTTGTATGGATATTGTAGATGAAACCAAAGAGAATCCTCGTGACCAAGCAGAGCCGTTCTACGGCATCAGCAACGAGCAGGACATTCTGAACACGCAGTTGGCAGTAATCAACGATGTGGTGACTGAATTGCGCAGAGGCACGTTGTATTCTGATTTGTATCAGTTGGATGGTACTGCTACGGCAGTTCCTTTCTCAGAGCGATTTGAGAACCTGCTTGCGGGATGGACTGCTACGTTTGATGTGCTGCTTGCTAACACCGAAATCAGCATCTGCTAAATGGCACGTGAGGATTTGGTATCTGCGGTGCTGATTAAGTTCGGTAAGTACGTTGTTCAGCAGGCGAGAAGTAATCTCACCAAAGGCAACCACAACTTTGACAAGACGCTATACAATTCACTTAGCTACAATATATTCTATTCTGACAACAAGTTCTCTATTAGCTTCTCAATGGAAGACTATGGCGAGTTTCAAGACAAAGGAGTAAAGGGTGCGGGTGGTACAAGAAAGACCACGAGTGCATTCAACAAGCGAAACAACAAAGGAAAGATTTGGAAACAGAAAGCACCAAATAGTCCATTTCAATACAAAGACAAAAAACCACCTGTTTCTGCTTTTAAGAGATGGGCAGAAAGTAAAGGATTGAATCCCTATGCAGTAAGAGAATCAGTATATCGGCAGGGCATACCCGCAACTAAATTCTTTAGTACACCTTTTAAACTTGGCTTTAATCGTCTGCCTCCTGATTTGCTTGACGCATTTAAAATTGACCCTACTGACCTACAATGAGTACACCTGTAATAGCCACACCGAGTAGCCTTGCAATGGCAAGAAGCCCGCAGTTCATCACGGGCAAGAACAACACGCTTGCAGCAGATACCCTAACTGCAATGACACTAAATTTACGTCTACGGACGGGTGTTGTCGCAGCAACAGGCGCAAGCAACTTCTCGCTCACTAAAAACTACTCTATTGACGAGGTCATAAACTTTGAGATTAGTGACTTAGTGCGTGCGCAGTTCGTTCACGACTTCGGGGTTTGGAATGATATTGGCTACTCACAAAGCCCCGCAGGTGAAGCAGTATGGGTAATCCCTACGGGGTCTTGGACTTATTCCAACAATGGTGCCGTGCCTGATACTTCTGTTTGGTCAAGCGGAACTACCTACGCATACTTAACTACTGACGGATGGGCTACGATGACCAACATCAACCCAACCTCATTCAGCGGGCTTGTAATGGCAACCTCTCGTGACCGCCAATGCTTACCAAGCAACTACGAATCTCTTGGTCTTTATAATAGCGTTGCAAACGACTTCACGGAGATTGAGATTGCTTGGAACAATGGAGATTCAGATGTTTTGTACACGAGCGTGTCAAGCACTACGCCACCTGACCCTACGAGCAACAATAGCCGAGACCTTGTAATCTATGCAGGTGTTGGCCCTGCCAACCTTCAAAACAACACTTGGATTGACTCAAGCATTAAGCCATCAGCACACGATACGGGTGACTACTACGATGTCATCCTAAAGGATTCAGGAGGCGATGTAATAGACACGGTTCGTTACTATATGGTCTGCGAACCAAAGTACACACCATACCAAATCGCATTCGTCAACCGCTACGGAGTTGCTGACTTCATCACGTTTTTCAAGCGAAGCGATGAGCGTGGAACTTTTGTTGAAGACAAATACCAAAAGAGTATCTACAACGATGGCTTCACTACACCTTCATTGCAGGTGGGCAAGTATCAATCCTACAACGTCAACTCTCGCAACACGCTAACGCTAAACACGGGCTTTGTAGACCAAGACTATGACGAAACCATCAAAGACATCCTAATGAGCGAATACGTTGTTGTATTGGATGGAAGCAATTGGGTAAGCGTAGTTCCTGAACGTGGAAGCGTAGAATACCAAAAGCACGTCAACCAAAAGCTCATCAACTACACCTTGTCTTTCACCTACGGATTTGATGAACGCTCTTTGGTACGATGAACAAGGTTGATATTTACGTTAATGACTTCAGGCTTGACCTGTTCAACGATGAGGAGATTAGTATCAACCTCTCGGTGCAGAATGTTCAGGACATAAGCAAGACGTTCACGGACTTTACGCAGAGCTTCACGGTACCCGCAACGCCTCGTAACAACGAGATATTTGGTTTCTACGGAAACACAAACATCACCACCTCAACGGTGACCACTACGCCATCGCAGTTGCTTTGGAATACGTGGAGTACCATTTGGCAGAACAACACGACCGCTTGGAACGTGGCAGTGTCAAACAATACGGTGAGCAATAGCTTTGATGGTCGTTTCCGTCAGGCTGCGCAAATTGAAATCAACTCAATCCCATTCCGTTCAGGAGTAATTGAGATTGAGGATGTGCAGCTAAAAGGCACAGAGCCGTATGCCTACACTTTGACGTTCTATGGTGACTTGGTAACCCTATCTGACTTGTTCGGTGAGGACTACCTATACGACCTAAACTTCAGCGACTACGATATTGCTTACACGGATGACAATGTGTACGATGGATTGACAAGCGCAACATTTGCGCCTTTGTTTTTCGCTCTAATGAGTCCTGTAAAGAATTGGTACTACGATTCTAATCCTGCGGATGTTGGTGCGTCTAACATAGCTCAAAATGGTTCTGCGGCAGCACACGGCATTAACTACTATGAATTAAAGCCTGCACTGAAAGTTACGGCTATCCTTGATGCCATAGAAGCACAATACGGCATCACCTTCACAGGTTCATTCTTGAGTTCGGTGCCATTTACTGACCTATCTCTTTGGCTGCATAGGTACGAGGGGTATATGTACGAAGGGCAACCCAACGCAACAGCTTGGGAGACCATTGATTTTGATTCAACATACTCGCCAACACCCGACTACTTTGACCTCGCTACTGAAACGTGGTCACCTGTTGGTTTAAGCGGTACGGGAGACATCTACGATGTGGTGGTTGACATTGACATTCCTGTTTACACGGATGACTACTACATCGGGGTGTTTCGCAATGGTGCGCTCGTAGCGCAAGCAACAGGCAATGGCACAACCACATTAACCCTTTCGGATATTGCGGTTACCAACAACGTGGAGTCGCTTCAGGTAAAGATTCGCCCAAGCACAAACGCTGCTATGACCTACGAGGTCTTGCAGATGACAATCACAAGCTCAAGTGCCGTAACAAGTGCTGATGTATATATGAGCGCATCTGCTTCGTATGGATTGGCTAAGATTGTTGTCTCTGACTTGATGCCTGAAATTAAGGTTAAGGACTTCCTTGCGGGCATCCTAAAGATGTACAACCTTGTCCTTGTTCCAAGTGGCACCTCGTTTTTACTTCAGCCTCTCGATGATTGGTACGCAGCAGGCCCCGACGTAGATTACCAAAACGAGTTCGACATCACCGAGTATGCTATTGGAAGGCCATCGCTATACCGAGAGATTGAGTTCAAATACCAAGACACGGAGCAGATACTCGGTTACCAATACCAACGCACCTACGGCATCGGCTATGGCGATTTGCGTGCATTCTTCAGCTTTGATGGTGATGAGTTCCTTGTTGAGCTTCCGTTTGAATGCCCATTGTTTGAGCGGTTGACTAACGAAGCAACAGGCAACGTCACAAACGTACTCGTGTACAAGAGCATCACAAGTGAGATAGGCTCAGATGGTAGCTTCAACCCATACTTGGGCGCACCTGTGGTGTTCTATGGGTATTTCGATGCGTATTCCCTTGCAGGCAACACCGTGATGTTTGTGGATGCTGACGGAACCACCAAGAGAACAGTCAGTACGGCTTGGTACGCAAACACCTCAAACCGCTACGCAAGCGCAGGAGCTTCACGCTCTATCACGTTTGGTGCTGACATTGACCCATACCATTTACAGACGGTAAACCGCAACCTGTACGCTGACTATTGGGATAGCTACATCACCGACCTGTACAACAAGGGCCGAAGGATATTCCGCATTGATGCGGTTCTGCCTTTGGGCAAGATGGCAACGCTGAAGATGAATGACATCGTGATTTGGAACAATCAGAAGTACATCATCAACAACGTGCAGTTGAACCTGACTACGGGCAAAGCAACATTCGAACTCCTAAACGTAGTATGAAGCAGGGTTATTTAAGTTATTTGATTGAACTCTTGCAGGTAGATGATTGGCGCAACGAGTCTGAGGCGATTGATATTGCCAAAGGCAAGTACGCTATTCCAAAGACTTGGGATGAGTTCTTAAAGCGCAGGTAATGGCAGTAGTAGAAACGATACGCATTGAAGGTGATGGTAGTGGCTTTGAGCAGACCGTCAACCAAATCAATGAGGAGGTAAAAGACCTCAACAAGAATGTCAAGAACGTAGGTGCTACTGCCGACAAGTCGTTTGAGAAGGCTGAGAAGGCCGTAAAGGACGTTGAGAAAGAGGTAAAGAATACGGGTGAGGGAATCAAAGACCTCATCAAGAATATCACGGCTCTTGGCGTAATTACAAGGCTGACGGATGCAGCAAGCGAGGCATTCACGCAAAACCAAAAGGTAGTAGACGTACTGAACACGGGATTGTTTGCAGCGCAGCTTTTGGTGAGCAACTTGATTGACTACTTCACAGGGGGCAAAGGAAGCCTTCGTGAGGCGTTTACGGGAGTGCTTGACCAAGCTCGTGAATTGGTTGAATTGCAGAAAGCAGCGCAGCTCGCAGAGGTGCAGCGCATCAAACTTCAGTTCCAATACCAAACCCTTGCTGAGGAGCAGCGTCAGATTCGTGATGATGAGCGTAAGAGCTTAACAGAACGTGAAGCAGCAAACGAAAACCTTAATGCTATTCTTCAGGAGCAGTTGGCAAATGAAATGCTTGCAGTTGATGCTAAGATTGCAGCAGCACAGGCAGAAGTAAACCGCATTAACAACATTGAGAATCAAGTGGCCCTTGAGCAGGCTCTAACCGAGCAACTTGACATTCAAGAGCGTCTTCGTGGTCAAGAATCAGAGTTCTTAATGAATAACCTTGCCCTTGCTCGTGAGCGTTTGGAAATATCACAGATTCAAAACGAATCAGAGACATCACGTCTTGAGTTTGAAAAGGAGATGAACATCTTGTTCCAACGCACTCAAGTTGGCAAGTTGCAATCAGAGCAGTATTTTCAAGATAAAATTTTTCAAAACGAACTTGCTCGTGTTGAGAAGACAATGGCCCTTTATGAGGTTGATAGCGTTGCCTATCAGCAGGCACTAAACGAGAAAGAGCAGATTCAACGTGATTGGCAGTTGTTCAGCGAGAATAGCGAGCGTTCTATTCAGCAGGTACGAATCGAAGCTCTACAACAATCATTTGACCTAACGGCTCAGTCATTCTCTGCGCTTGGTGATTTGTACTCTGCACTAAACTCGGACAACGAGCAAAATGCAGAACGTGCATTTCAGGTCAACAAAGCCCTTCAATTGGCTTCTGCCGTTGCTTCTACCGCAGCAGCAGTTACGGCTCAGCTCGCAGTCCCTCAGGACGCTCTAACGGGCGCAAACTTCGTGAAGGCAGGTATTGCCTTGACTACGGGCTTGGCTCAGATAGCAACAATCCGAAATACGCAGTTCCAACCTTCAGGCGGAGGTGGTTCATCGTATGGCGGTCAGACATCTATTCAGGCACCACCACAACCTGCACAATTTAACCTCGTTTCTCGTAGTGGAAACAACATCTTAGTTGAGAGCCTTGCTGCTCAATTTGAAAAGCCGATGAAAGCCTATGTCGTGAGTGGCGAGGTTATTTCAGGAACGGAACTTGACCGACGCCGCATACGAACCGCAACATTCGGATAATGGGATTTGTATACCTATGGAGAAACGTAAAGAGCAATAAGAAATATATTGGCTCACACAAAGGTACGCCTGATGACGGGTATGTCGGTAGTGGCGTTTTGTTTAGTAGGGCATATAAAAAGAACCCAAATGATTTTGTACGTCAAATTCTGTACGTTGGAGAAAACTACCGAAAGATTGAGGCTCTTGTGCTTCGTTTGTTAAATGCTGCAAAGTCAAAAGAATTCTACAATTTAAAAAACGATGCGATAGGCGGATGGGAACACGCTCACACAAAAGAGGCTAACCAAAAGCGAAACGCAACCCTTTCTAAATTAATGAAGGGCGTTTACCCGAAGCACTTGATGTATGATAAGTCAGGTTCTTCAAATCCTATGTACGGAAAGAAACACACTCAAGAAGCTAAAGATAAAATTGCTTTACGCAGAATGGGGATTGCTAATAAAAAGCAACCTGTAATAGAATTAATCAGCGGAGCCACATTTCAAACTGTTAACGAATGCGCAGAATTCTACGGGGTAACCGCATCTACAATATCTACACTTATGAAAAAAGACAAGTTAGTTAAAAGAGGTAAAACCAAAAACACCCACTTCCGTGCGCTTAGTTGAATTGATATTGGACGAGACAATGGCCCTAACGGGCATTGATGCCATCAGCCTTGTAGAGCATCCTGCCATTGAGGAGGACTTTATTGCGCTTAACTCAAAGCGTGTAGAGTTCGCTACGCAGAGTGAAGAAAAGCGCATCCTGATGGGAGCAGCACTCGTGCCAAACAAACCCATCTACCGAGTAAATGGTGAGGAGGAGTTCTACGTTTACTTTAGTGAGAACACCATCCGAAAGGCAAGTGAGATGTTTTTTCAAAAGGCCAAGCAGAACAACGCTACCCTTGAACACGAGGTAGGCATCAACGGTCTCACGGTAGTTGAGTCTTGGATTATCGAAGATGAGACCCACGATAAAAGCCGCAAGTACGGAATGGAGTTGCCTGTTGGCACGTGGATGGTTTCTATGAAGGTAAACAACCCTGAGATTTGGGATGGCTTCGTAAAGACAGGCAAAGTCAAGGGATTTAGCATTGAGGGCTACTTCGTAGACAAGATGAACTTTGCCAAGCAAGAAATGGAAGTTCTTGAGGAGCAAGAGGCGGCTTTGCTGCTATCGCAAATCGTAGCCATCATCAAACGTGATGGACGCAAGAAGTCAGGCAAGCGTATGGAGTTGGAATCCTACTCGGACTACCCACAAGCGGTACGCAACAACGCCAAGCGAGGCATTGAGCTAAACGAAAGCAATGGCAACAAGTGCGCTACGCCTGTTGGCAAGGTGCGTGCGCAGCAACTCGCACAAGGCAAACCTGTGAGCGTAGAGACCATCACTCGTATGCACTCGTATCTATCAAGAGCCGAAGAATACTACGATGAGAACGACACCCAAGCCTGCGGCACCATTAGCTACCTTCTATGGGGTGGTCTTGCGGGCAAGCGTTGGGCAGAATCTAAACTGAAAGAACTCGGCAAATTATGAGTACACGAAAGAACACTGCTATCAAGGTTCAGACCGACATCGTAAGCGATGTTGAGCGTCTGACCTACGCCATTGAAGAAGGCTCTATCGTACAAACCGAAACAGGCTATTGGATTGTGCGTGATGGTGCGTGGGTTAATCTGAACTCAAGCGATGCTCAAGGGCTTGGGTGGGTGCGTTGGGATGATGGTCAGTACACCTCAAGCAGCAAGCTGACGTTTGCCAATGGTGTGGCTGCTTTGCTGCCGAATAACGGAGCAACAATCCTATCATACCTCAACACTCCATCTGACCTGTACAACCCCACCACAGGGCGTGTATACGGCATTGCAGAGAACGATACCTACATCTTCACGGTGGTATTCAAAGCGAGCGCAGCAAACGCACAACAGACCTACGGAGAGTTGCGCCTTGAGGGAGGCAACGGAACACCCTACGAGCGATTGGCATCAACAATCAACTTCCCACGAGGCAACGCAGTAGAGCATCCCTTTCACAACGTATTCCAATACTACGTGGATGAGGACTTCATCACCAACGGCAACTTTTGGCAGTTGACCGCAGTCGGTGGGGACATCCTTGTTTGGGACATTATTTTCTTCATTCAAAGAACTCAATCACGATGATGAGACCACAACGTCTCCCCGTAGCCTCACCAAGAGGCGGCAACAGGGGATGTCTATGTAAAGATGGAACCTACTCACGCAGGTGCTGCGATGGCTCTCTGCAAGCTCAAGGTATTGGTTCGCTCGTGGGTCAGGGCATCAGCGTGCGCATACGAGGCGAGGAATGGCAAACCATCAACACCCGATGGGAGGCCACCAACACGCTTTGGCAGGACTTGTAAAAATGTTACAATTAATCAACCCCCTTTTATTTAGTTAGATATGAAAGCAAATAATATCCTTAACCGCATCCTTGCCGAGCTATCATCCATTCGTGAGGTGAAGTTTGAGCAAATGACGCTTGAGAACGGAGCCGTTCTTGAAGCTGAAGTATTTGAAGCAGGAAACGAAGTATTCATCGTAAGTGGTGAAGACCGAGTTGCTGCTCCTGTTGGCGAACACCTTTTGTCTGATGGCCGTGTATTGGTCATCGTTGAAGAAGGTCTCATCGCTGAAATCAAAGAGGCTGCTGCCGAAGAAGTAGAAGAGACTATTGAGATTGAGGTTGAAGCCTCTGCTGAAGAGTCTACTGAACTCGCAGAAGTCGAAGTAAAAGAAGAAGCCCCTGCCGTTGCAGCCATCGTGGAGAAAGTCCTTGAGGAGATTGCAATGATGCGTGAGGAAATGAAAGCAATGCGTGAGGAGATGGGCGGCTACGCCAAGAAGGAGGAGATGTCAGCTATCAAAGCTGAGTTGTCTGCTGAACCTGCTGCCAAGCCTATCAAACACAACCCCGAAACAAAGCAAGCCAACAAGGTCGAATTCAAACGCCCCGCAAAGGCAATTGACCGAGTCCTTGCACGTCTTAACAACTAATAAAACAGAAAATGGCTACGACCACTTCAATCACCACTAATTATGCGGGGCAATATGCCTCCAAATACATTTCTGCTGCTCTTTTGAGCGCAGACACGCTTGACAAGGGACTCATCGAGATTCTTCCAAACGTAAACTTCAAAACCACCCTTCAGAAGGTTAGCACCGATGACATCGTTAAAGATGCTACGTGTGACTTTACTGCTACCTCTACCTTGACTCTTACTGACCGAGTTCTTGAGGTTGAGCCTTTCCAAGTTAACCTTCAGCTTTGCAAGAAGGACTACTACGATTCTTGGATTGGTGGTCAAATGGGCTTCTCTGCCTACGATAGCATCCCTGCTTCTTTCGCTGACTTCTTGATTGCTCACGTAGCTGCCAAGACTGCCCAAAAGATTGAGCAGAACATTTGGAACGGAAACGCTGCTTCAGCAGGTGAGTTCTCAGGTCTTATCTCTTTGATGACTGCTGACTCTGACGTTGTAGACGTAACTGCTACGACTGTGGATGCAAGCAATGTCGTTGCTCAGCTTGGTCGCGTCGTAGACGCCATACCGTCAGCACTTTACGGTAAAGAGGACTTGACCATCTACGTCCCACAAAACGTAGCTAAGGCTTACGTTCGTGCGCTTGGTGGCTTCGGCACTTCAGGTCTTGGTGCTAATGGTGTTGACAACAAAGGCACGATGTGGTACGGACAGGGTGACTTGTTCTTTGATGGCATCCGTGTAGCTATGGTTAACGGCCTGCCTTCAAACAAGATGGTAGCTGCTCAAAGCTCTAACCTGTACTTCGGAACAGGTCTGTTGAACGAGCGCAACGAGGTTCGTGTACTTGATATGGCTGACCTTGATGGTTCAGACAACATCCGTGTAATCCTGCGCTTCTTTGCAGGTGTTCAGTACGGCATCGGTTCAGACGTAGTTCTCTACTCTTAATCGGTCTAATGATTAACCAAGAGGGGGCTTGGGCATTGCCCTCGCCCTCTTTTTTATTTTAAACAAAACAAATGGCTTGCGATTTAACAAAAGGACGTGCAGTACCCTGTAAAGACGTTGTCGGAGGGATTTACAAGATTACGTTCATCAACTATCAAGACCTTGATACAAGTGATATTGCTTTTAGCAGCGATGAAATCACCGATATCAGTGCAACTTTTACCGCTTACGTGTACGAGGTAAAAGGTAATAGCTCTTTTGAGCAGTCGTTCAACTCAAGCCGTGAGAATGGTACTACCTTCTTCACGCAGACGTTGAACCTTACTTTGCCAAAACTTTCTAAAGAGGACAATAAAGAATTGAAGTTGATGGCCTATGGTCGACCCAAAGTGGTTGTACAGGACAACAACGGAAATGCCTTTATGATGGGTCTCAACTACGGAGCAGAGGTAACAGGTGGAACTATTGTGACAGGTGCAGCTATGGGTGACTTGAGTGGTTACACTTTGACTTTGGAGGCGCAGGAGCAACTTCCTGCTAACTTCATCGCAGGTGCTACTAACGCAGACCCTTTTGCAGGTTGTGCAAGTTCTAACATCACTCTTGATGCGAACTAAATAATTGAGGGGGGCGCAAGCCCCCTTATATTTACATTATGAGTACACTTAACAAAGTATTTGCAAAGTTCTCGGCCCAAGAGCCGATGAAGGTAGAGTTCAACGCATTGAATGACCTTAAAGGCTTTCAGTCAACAATACAATCAGCAAGCGACAAAGCAAGTGGTCAACTTGATGCTGCCATTACTGCTCTACGTGCTGCTCAAAAAGTAGCCGAAACTGCTGTTGCTGAAGCTCGCAAGGCTCAAGCAATGGCAAAGTCACTTGGTGTTGATGAGGGTCAGTTTAACGGATGGGAGAAGCAGTTTGTTGCATCTCGTGATTCTTTTGATTCTGCTATTTCTGCAATTGCACGCATTCAAAACAATATCTAATGAGCAAACACATTTTCTCTAAAATCGCCAAGATTGGCGAGGAGGTACGTGCGGCAGAAGTCATTAAGGTTGAATTTGCAAATGAAAACATTAAATCGCTCATTGCAGGCTTAAAGGCTCAAAATGAGAATTTAGAAAAAGCACGTGACAATTCAGCAAAGTTATTGACCGACCTGACATTCATAGATGACAAAGCTCGAGCAACGTGGGAATTGACGGGAAGGATTATTAACAATGTTGATAGTGGCATTATGAAAGATGCTGTTGCTGTAAAAAATCAACTACGTCAACAAGCAAATGAGCTTGGTGTTAATGTTAATGACATTCAACTATATAAAGATTTGATTGATTTAGAAATTAAAATCAAACAATCTTGGAACAGAGCAGTCGATGTTAATGATAAATTATTTAATGCCATTAAGTAATAAAATCATATATTTGCTTCAGCAAATCGAAAGAGTGCTAAAGTGATGGGATGGATGAGAGGGCTTCGGCCCTCTTTTCTTTTTCCAACAAATCAAAGCGTAAAGGTTATTTACTTGAGATGCATATTCTACAAGTATCAGCTTCACCGCAAAGCATTACAATCATCCCTCGTTCGTTTCCTGCGAGCGTTACGATTCAGTTGATTGATGAATCAACAAACACA